AAGAAGGAGACCGACGAGAAAAGGGCTATGTCATAACTCAAGAAGACATTGATACCTATCCTGCACTTAGAGAAGACGGAGCAGAAGTAGGAGACGAGTTAATAAACAACGGTACTAAACTTAAAAAAGTAAAACATGATGAAATTTATCAACAAGTAAAGTACGGATGGGATTCTACTTTAACTCCCGAAGCAAGCCTTGGAGATATTATTGAGTCTTATTTTCCACTAGGAAGATTTGATTTTGATTTTTCTAAATCTCCTATTGGGTTTTATTATATTCCTCCAAATAAAGCATACGGAGTAAAAGATTTTGTTTTTGACGCTACTGAATTACCAGGATGGAACGAAGCCTCTCCGTCTCAACGTCAAGAAATGATTAAAAAAGCAACTGAAAAAAAGTTTGCTAACCCAGAAGAACGTAGAGAAATAATTTTAAGGGCGCAAGAAAGAGAATTGATGCAAGACTATGGCCCAGAAATGATGAAGCAAGATACAGGAGCAATAACAACAGGAAAAGTACTAGGCGCTGCTGCATCTCCTACTATAGCACTTCCAGCGGGGCAGACGTATCGTGCGGCTGCTGGAATAGGAGCAGGTATTGGAGGTTCCTACTCTGCTTCTGAACAATTTAGAACCACTGGAAAAGTAGACCCCTTAGAAACTGCTATGATGACAGGGGTAGGTGCGTTAGGTGGAGTTACAGTTAAGTTTGGTGTAGATAAGGTAACACAAAAGTTAGCCAATAGAACAATAAATAAAGTAGATAACGCTATAGCTAAAAAAGTAGATGAAGGAGAAACTGTAACGGAAGCTGATGTTCCTAAGATCATAGAGGACCTGGGGTTAAGTCAAGCTAAAGTAGATAGAGCAGCGCAGGTAGCCAAAAGAAACCCATACGTTAAAGTAAGGCCAGACTCAGATGATGCTGTAAACACTGCTCTACGTAACGATGAATCAAAACTACGTCAGGTATCTAAGACAGCCGATAAAATTCTTGGTTCTTTAAAAACAAGAATTTACAACGTACACTCCGGTATTGCAGACAGGCTTGGTAGATTTGAAGCTACTGCTGCTATACGAACAAATGAAACTTTAAAGTTAGTAGAGCCCTTTATGGCTGCAATGACTAGGTTACAACCAGCCATTAAGCAGGATATAGATCGTCTGTTGTTTAATGGAGAGTTTGACTTAGCTCGTAACCAGTTGAGTAGGGTTGCTCCAGAAGTTGATAAGTTTGGAAACAATATAATGTTAAAAAACTTTGATGCTGTAGTTAAAGTTTTAAAAACAACTCAAGATGACTATGCTAAAATAGGAAGAGAGTTTGATGGTATAGAAAACTATTTGCCTAGGTCAATTAAAGACTACTCTAAAATTAGCAAAGGTCTTTACACTGACGAAGTAAAAAAATATGCTAAAATAAAGAAAGTAAGTTCCAGCGAGTTATCCAACGATACTATTTCTAAAATTGTTGAGAATGTTTTAAGCGGTAGAAAAGTTTTTGAACATAACGGTAAACCCGTGTTTGCGGCCAGCAGCAAAGACATAGGTGGTCCATCAGGAGGACGGAGAACTGTAGGTCAAATATCTCCCGATGACATGGATTTGTATAATCCTTCTGAGGTAGCACTTACGCAGTACATTAGAAATGCCATAAACGATATTGAAAAGAATAGGTTTTTCTATGGAGAACTAAAGAACACTGGGCGTGGTGCAGGTCACAATACTGATGAAGATTTAAGGGGCGGCATAGCTGACCTACTTGCACCGGAAATTCGTAACGGAACTTTAAAGGCTGAAAACCAAGATTTAATTCAGGAATTACTAGAGGCTCGTTTTGTTCATGGTGAAAAAACAGTTAGTAGTGCCGTTAAAGTTTTAAGGGACCTAGGATATGGAGGAACTATTGCCAATCCTCTTTCGGCTGTAACTCAGATAGGGGACTTGGGAAGTGCCGCTGCAATTAAGGGACCTGTAAATACTGCAATAGGACTTGCCCGATCTATAGTTGGAAAACAACGGATAACTCTGGACGACATTGGGTTAGCAGAAGAAATATCCAGAGAGTTTTCTGACCCCAGTAAATTTGCCAGTGCTTTAAATGCAGGTTTAAAATACTCAGGGTTTAAAAGATTAGATCGCCTGGGTAAAGAAACTTTAATCAACGCTTCTCTAAGAAAAAACATGGGTTGGGCCAAATCCAAAAAAGGAATAGCTAAACTTAGAGAAAAGTACGGACAGTTTTTTGGTGATGAATTTGATGATCTTGTGCTTGACCTAAAAAATAAACAGATAACTGAACGTGTTAAAGTCATGTCATTTTCTGACCTTACGGAGTTTCAACCCGTAACTCTTAGCGAACTACCCGAAGCATACTTAAGAGGTCAAAAGACCAGACTGCTCTACATGCTCAAATCTTTTACCTTAAAACAGTACGATATTTTAAGAAGAGAAGTAGGTCAGAAGTTACTGACTAAGGGCAAACGAGTTGAGGGTGTTAAAAACTTAGCTGCTCTTACGACCTACCTTGCGGCTTCTAATGTTACTTCGTCTGTTATAAAGGATATCTTACAAGGCAAAGAGGTAGACGTAGAAAGTATTCCAGACAGGGCAATCTTTGGAGTCCTTGGAGTCTATGGAATAAACAAGTACTCTACTGAAAGATATTTTTCTCAGGGTAAAGTTGTGGAGGGCTTTGCTAACATCGTAGCTCCTCCGTCTAATTTAATTGAGTCTCTCTTTGAGCTTCCACAAGAAATGGCAAAGAAAGACCCTAACTACGAAGAGGCAATAGCACGTATGATTAAACCTCTTCCAATTGTAGGTAAGTTAGCATACCAGTGGATTTTTGGTGGCATGGAAAAAGATGCCGAAAAGAAATTTAAAGAAAGCATGAGGGTAGATATAGATTAATGGCTGAAGAACCCCTACAAATATTTAAAGATGTTGCTGAAAGACAGTCAAAGTTTGTTCAAGAAAGTTTGGGTGTAGCTGAAGATGTGTGGGACAATATGTCTTTTGCTGATAAAATGGCTTTACTTCTCTCTCCTGTTCCTGTCGCGGGTACTGTATCTGGTTTGTTTGCAGATTCTTTAGCGTTAAAGAAAGACCCCTCCGCTGTAAATACAGCAATGTTAGCCAGTAATGTTATTCCTTTTTCAAGAGTAGGCAGGTTTGCAGTAAAAGCTGGGCAATCAAGAGGGTTGTTTACTGTTAATCCTTTAACTGCCGTAAAATCAAAAGCGTATGAAATGTTATCTAACATAGCAAACTATGTTCCTGGGTTTTATGATAAGAACAAAGCTAAGGGTATTGCTGGCCTTATGGGTGTAACGGCACAGGGAATAATAGACACAGGCATAGGCCGTCTAAGTCCTCAAGCAATGGGTAACTTAGCGGTAGGCGTAGGTCGAGGACAGCAAAGAGTTGCTCGAAGACAACTTAAAAAGTTTGACACTGTTGACGAAAGGGTAGCCAAAGTTCAGAGTAAACTAGATACCTTGCCTGAAGAAGAGTTAGCTAAAAAATCAGAGCTAATGACTAAGGTTGTTGAAAAAACTAACCGTGCTATGGAGACTCTTCCTGGCGGTAGAAAAGTAGAAAAGTTCTTAGGCGGTTCTTTAGAAATGCCTAAGACTAAAAAGGTACGACTTCAAAATAAAATAAGAATGATAAAGAAAGACAGGACAGACGCCTTTAAAAAAATTAGTGGTCAGGTAAATGCTCAAAGAATGTACAACGATCAATACTATAAAACTCAGGGAAAGTTTTTTGAAGTACTTGATGGTTTAGACCAGAGGGACTTTGCTGCTCTTGATTCTAAAACGTACCATGATGTAGTTAAGGGAGCCACTGGACTTACTAAAGAAGAAACGGATTTAGTCTTTAAAGAAATAGCTAAGGTGTGGAAAGTCAATCCAAATAAAAAGTATAGAATGGCCATACGAAACCCCACTACTGAAGCATCTGGTAAACTTATTGACCCTGTTAGAAAATCGTCTATGCCTAACTCTCCCTATAAAAGAGTGTTAGGAGGAGTGTCTAAAAAAGATTTGGAAAACGTATTTAATAAAGGTGCTTTTGGTGGAGGTCCTAACTATAAGTCCCAAAATTTACACTACAAAGATATGTATAACAAACTTAATAAAGTAGATAACATAAGAATTAAAAACCCAGATGGGTGGAAAAGAGGAGAACCCGCAATATTAATGGGGTACGACAAGAGTAATGCGTATGAATTGGGGGGTGTCAACTATCTTACTACAATTAAACCCAATGGAAAAATGACTACATTTATTAGTGACGAAAATGATTTGTTAAACGTACCCATAAGAAAAGGAAAAAGCAAATCAGTTAAGGCTCCTCTTGCTGATCGCCTACTTACAGTGGTTACTCCTTTTGAATTTGACTTAGTAAACAAAACAGAAACTTACATGAAAAGATCAGAAGGAGTAAGGGAATCTGTTGAACAAACCATGCGAGAAATAGCAGGTTCTAAAACTCGTAAGCTGCCTGGGGGTGGTCCAAGTAACGCCAACTTAGCTACGGCTGAAGCAATAGCAAACCTTGAAGCAAAACCAGATTATTTAGGAGCAGGGTTAAACATATTAGACGTAGGTGTAAAAGCAGGTAAACCAATATATAGAGGAACACAAGAAGAGGAGCAACAGTAATGGCTTCGATACCTAATGATCCCGGCAAGTGGTCCAGAGCTAAGGCCAAAGCCAAGAAGAAATTTAAAGTGTACCCCAGTGCCTATGCTAACGCTTGGGCTGCTAAGGAATACAAAAGAATGGGGGGAACCTGGAGAGGGACGGACAATAGAGTTAAGAAGAAAAAGAAAAGGAAAGCATAATGGCTAAAGGTGTAAAGCATTACTTCAGAGACGGAACTGAACACAAGGGCGGGATGCATAAGATGCCCAACGGTCAGCTACACTCAGGTAAAACTCACGGCAAGACTAGCAAACGCCTGTATCACTTTGGAGACCTATCAAAGACGGCTAAGGTAAAGGCGAAAAAACGTGGCTAAGAAGGGTGGTCTTGGTAAGTGGTTTGCTGAAGAGTGGACTGACGTTAAGACTGGCAAGGCTTGTGGACGTAGCGGTAAGAATGATAAGAGAGCCTACCCTGCTTGTCGTCCTAAGTCCGTAGCGTCCCGTGTGTCCAAGTCAGAGGCACGTAAGAAGACTGGTCCAGGTAGAGTTAAGTGGTCAGTGACCGCATCAGGAAAGAAGAGGAAGGCATAATGAAACAGAAGATTATCAAACTTGTTTGTTTTGTGTTTGGTCATAAGAACCCAGGAAGCAACGAAAGCAGGTTCATCTGCTCCCGTTGCGACCTAGATATTATTACTATTCGTTAGATTTTCCAGAGAGATACTTAGGAATATTTTTATTCTTACCTTCTGCCCAGTTTCTAAAGTGAACCGTGTGTCTCCACCAGCATCTTAAGCCCCACCTAAACCAGTACTTAATTCTTTTTAACCGCATTCTTTTGTACCAGTCTCAGGGTCAATGTAACAGGCGGCACCCTCTGTCTGTGGTTCATCGGCCACATTAAGAATACCATAGCGTTTACCTGCCAGCCTAAAGGTAGTCACACCCTTTAGCTTACCCTTCCATCCCTTCATGTACACATCCTTAAACTCATCAAAGGTTACTGCGTCCCCTACGTTGATGGTCTTGGAACATGCGCTGTCTACGAAGGGCTGCACTGCAATCTGAATGGCAAGGTGGTCGTCTACTGACAGGTCGTTGGCTACCTCACCCTGTAGATTATACTTATCATGTACGTAGTCCTTCATCTTCATAATGACGGGACCCTCTGGTAACTGTACAGTCCTGTCGTATTCCAAAGCAAACACAGGTTCAATCCCGCTGCTTACGTTGTCAGCGGTAAAGCTAATGGTTCCTGTGGGTGCTATGGAAATCAAGTGGCTGTTCCTCATGCCCTGCTTCTTGATCTTCTCCTTTAGTTCCTCGGGAAACTTGGATACGAACCCACTATCCAGATACCCCGTCTCCTTGAACTTAGGAAATGATCCCTTCTCCACTGCAAGGTCTGAGCTTGCCTCGTAACAGGCATGGGTCAGCGTCTTCATAATCTTCTTGGTAAACTTAACGGACTCAGGAGAGCCATAGGAGAGATCCATAAGAGTGAAGGCGTTGGCTAGGCCAGTGATCCCTATGCCTATCCTACGGGTCCTCTGATGCTCCTTACGCTGCTCTTCAAGAGGGTACTGTGTACGATCAATGACGTTATCCATAGCACGTACAACGTGAGGGATATCCGCATTGAACTGTTCGTAATCAAACTCAAAGTCGGGAGTGATGTACCGTGGCAGATTAAAGGAGCCCAGAAGACAGGCACCAAAGGGAGGGAGGGGCTGCTCACCGCATGGATTGGTGGCATCAATGTCCTCACAGTACCATAGAGGATTGTCCTCATTAACACGATCAATGAAGATGACCCCTGGCTCTGCCCAGTCCCAGTTGTTACGCATGATCTCGTCCCACAACATACGGGCGTTGATCGTGTTGTAGACCCTACCACCAAACTTAAGATCAAAGTCTCCGTCCTTCTCCACTGCCCTCATGAACTCATCAGTAACACCTACTGAGATGTTAAAGTTGGTCAAGTCTTTGTCGTTCTTCTTTGCTCGAATGAACTCCTCAATATCAGGGTGGTCCACTCGAAGCACTGCCATCATGGCCCCTCGTCTATGCCCCGCTGAGACAATCGTTCGGCAGACTGCATCAAAGATGTGCATAAATGATACAGGCCCACTAGCGGAACTGTCAAGAGAAACAATACGATCACCACTAGGGCGAATAAGACTGAAATCATAGCCAATCCCACCTCCTCGACGCATAGTTTCAGCAGCTTCCCCGGCTCTCTGCATGATCGAGTCCATAGAGTCTTCAACAGACCCACTAACAAAACAGTTAAGTGCCGTAACATTTCGAGGGCTTCCCATCGCGGATTGAACACGACCCGCAGGTAAGAACCGCATGTCCATAGTAATTTCTTTATACGCTTTACGATGTTCTTCATCATCTGTCATTGCTCCTGCTTGTCTGTTGATGGCCTCCTCAAAGCTCTCGTTAGCCAACCGATACTTCATGGCATGGAGGTCGTCGCATGGTTTAACCTGTGGTCCTACTGAGTTTCTTCCGTACATATCTTATTCCTTTAATGTTTAATTATTGTTTTTACTTCTGGAAAGTCTGGACCTTGAGTCATTCTTACATAGAAATCTTCAAGAGCAAGGGTCACAAAGAAGGACGATGTTCTGTCATTTAGTTTACTCATGTCCTTTAACCATGTATAAAAACCAGGGTCCAGTCCTTCTGTCTCTATTAATTCGTCAAAATAGTTGTTCTCTATGTCCTTATCCATTACGATTTTCCTCTCTAATTTCCTCGGCTATCGCTGAGTATCCTGCAATATCTACAAAACTGTCAGTCGTATGTGTATTGATCAACCTAGCTACCTTAAGAAGTATCATCATAATAGCTACATCCTCTGGAGTAACTGAGTTTTTTCCTTCAAGGTAAACATTCCAAAGGTTAGCTATACGTTGATGATTATCAAGAGCATCTCCGTAGTCACTGTCTCGCTCACCGTTGATTATCTCTACTGCCTTAGTCAGAACATCATTCCTGTTCATCACTGTACTCCCTCATCAATGCCATCCAACTATTAGGATACAGGTATTTGCAGTGTTTGTCAATACTTTCCGCAATAAATCTTGTTTCTTTTTGGGTGTCATCCGCCATCCGTAGTTTACATATCCTAGCAAACGCATAGAGAGAGCCTGTCCAGTACCACTCTGTGTATGTAGACTGAGGCAGAACCATACGAGCTTGCTCAGGGCATACACCTCTACGAAGCAGGGTTTCATAGGTCCACTTAGCCTTAATCAAAGCTAACTCATAGTCATTACTGAAGGGGCGTAGGCCGTTGGGATGTACAGGGTTGATATCAATCTCTTTATCTGAGGACCCCTGCTTTTTATCTTCAGCTACCCCTCTCCAAACATCGGGGGTATAGAACTCAGGTTCACTGCTTACGTACCTACGGCTGACCTCGTTCCACGCTAGTCCTACCTGATGCTTTCCTAACTGACGGGCTACAAACAAAGGAGCCTTGATACGGAACTGCAACTGAACGTGACTAAAGGGGGACCAGTGTTGATGTTTAGCTAGGTACTCAAGAAGTTTTTTATCCTTCTCTTTGAGGTCCAGGCTAGACAGTCTTCCTGTAACCCCCATCTCTCGTGTTCCTAAGAGATCCCAAGAACTTTCCTTGTCAAAAGATACCCTTGCTGCATTGACTACAGTAAGGTCGTCTCCTAACTTATCTACTATATCAACATTCATTGGTCTTCCTCTTCCCCTTCTATGTCAACGTCGAACTCTTCACGCAGTTCATCAAGGTAACTTTCGACTATATCTTCAAACCTTTCAAGAATATCCTCACTAGTAATATCCAGAAAGTCACAAAGAAAATCGGGATCAGTAATCTCCGCGAGTCTCCTTAAGAATTGTTCATTCGGTAAAGGCATTGGTTATGTCCTCCAATGTGTACCACTTGAACCCTTCCTTCTCACACCATTCTGACATATTCATTTTACTTCCCTTCCTTAGTTTTTTATTTGGGTTATACAGAAGAAAAACTAACTGTCTTTTCTTTGGTAAACTGTCCCGTATTGCTTTGTACTTCTGCGTGTCACCGACCCTGAAGTATCCCTTAGCCTCCACAAGAATATCTATTTTGTTTTTATTGTTTCTCCCTACAAAGTCAGGGATGTAATTCTTGTGAATGACATAAGGGACCTTCTCTGATTCGTACTTACAGTACGACTTCAGTAAGAGACCGGCAGTCTCCTCGAACTTATTCCGATACTTTGGAGGCACTCTTCTTAGCCTTGGTTTCTTTAATCATAGCCTGGAGATACCCTCCACTTGGCGCTTGAGTAGGGGTGCCATACAACTCCCACCCCTCGTTGAGAAGATCAGTTACCTGCTGCTCAAGGCGGTCCTGACGTGGTGTATTTACTACTCGATATTGTTTCATAGCTTTACTCCTCTAGGTTAATCTCAGGATAGGCTTTACCCTGACGGTTCTTAGGTACGTTTACGACGGTGGTTAAAAACTTTGGACCAGATCCAGTATGAAAGGCGCGGACTTCTGGATAACAAATCTTCTTGTATTGACAATACGAGCAGGTAGTAGATAGCTTTAAGTTGCCTGACTTTCCGTCCTCTATTGGAGAGTAACATCTTGAAGGTCGGTCTTCCTGCTTTACGGACTTTTTTACATGCTCAATCCTTTCCTCAATGTCACCTGAGAAGTGTTCATACATAGGGTCTTTAGTATTATCTAGGTCATACTTAAGAACAGCCAGCTTACCACTGTCTCTGTCCATAGCAAGCCATGCCCACTTACGGTCTCCCTCCGCATGGGCATAGGCCTTGATCTGATCGACATAACCGAAGTCATCGTTGGCGGCTAAGGTCCTGTCATTAAACTTCATCAAGCCAAACTTAGTTGTGGACTTAACGTCAACTACAGTGCCATCAATCTTACAGTCCATGTGACCCCTCACTCCACCAACTGACACTTCCTTCTGTTCGTCCGTTACCTCATGTCCGGTAAGACGCACAAGAAACAGGAGCATCTCCTCAATCATGTGGCCGTACATAAACTTGATAAGAGTGTGAGGTTTGATACGCTCACCCCTGTAGCCGTTGTACGAAAACCACTGGATAAGATCATTCTTACCCACTGAGGAAAGGCGTAGTTTTCTACCGTCCCTACGTCCACCTGGAAGGAACTCCTTACGCATGATGTCCTTCATTGACTCACCAAATTTATCTATCTCTCCCTCTATGTCAACGTCCTTGTCAGTGTTTCTGTTGACCATGAGGGTATAGATATCTTCGACTAAGGTATCTAAATTCTTTTCCATTATACTCTCCTATTAGTGGGTTGCTGCCCAATTAATGCCTACCTTATACTCACCATCAAGAGGACACTTCAGTTTCATCCTGTCACCCGCAGCCTTGATACACTCTACAGCTAACCAGCCCATCTTCTCTGCTTGATCTTCCCTGACCTCCACTTGAAACTCATCATGAATATTGCCTACAAAACTATACTCTATATTATGTATTGTAGCATACTCATCAAGTATCGTCAAGGACTTCTTCATTATTATTGCACCGGCAGACTGAAGAAGTGTATTCAAGGCGGCGTGTTCACTCCGCAGGACTAGCTTTCTTCCGTCGAGTCCTTTGAGGTATCCTCGCTTGGCTGACTTGGCAACCCGTTCTCGTAAATGTCTAAGAGGCGGTGTGTTGTTAAGAAACTTTTCCTTAAGTTCTGCTCCGTCTCTTCGAGAACCTCCAACAATAGCTCCGATTTTTTCGTCCCCTGCACCGTAGAGGAAAGCATAGATAAAAGTTTTAGCGAGGTCTCTTGTTGCAAGTCCAGCATTTTTTTGATTGGTTGTGTGTACGTCTCCATTGGTAACTTCATTTGTGTACTCCTCATCATTCATGTAGTGGGCTAACATTCTTAACTCCAGGCCAGCGGCATCAATTCCCACAAGCCTGTAACCTTTTGGTACTGTCCAGCACTCACGGCATTCAGTACCGTATGGTGAGTAGGAGGCGGGGACCTGAGCCATGTTGGGGCTACTGTGTGTCATACGCCCCGTCACTGCACCGATAGAATTGACCCTACCGTGGACCCTACCGTCCTCCTCTACCGCTTCTATCCATGACTGTACCTGTGCCGTTCTCTTCTGTATCAGTAGATACTCTGCGATTAGTTTGGCCTCAGGTATATCAACCCTAGATAAAACTCCTTCATCTACTATTGCCTGACCCTTCTCAGTAAACATCTTAGGTTTCCACCCGAAGAACTGTAGGTGTCTGGCAATCTGTTGTCTTGACCCTAAATTAAATTCGGGAAAAGAAACTCTACTAAATGGACCAGCCACATCAGTATACCGATCCCCAAGAAACTT